TCAAAATCGGTGGAGCTGCATGACAAAGTCATCGGGCATTATCTGAACATAAAACACTATCAATAAGTTGGAGTCATTACCGATGACATCGAAGACATTGAAGATGAAAATAAATCCGAAACTGAAAAATCTGCAGATAGAATTCAGTTTTTTTGCCAACGACTTATATTTGTCGGTTTAACAGGGTTCCTTTTATTCAAAGGCACAGTTGAATTAGTAGATACATTCTGGCCAATTGATATATCATCACAACCGTTCTTTGCTCATATACGACAAATAAAAACCCTAAGTTATGTTGCCAAAGCACTGGCTGTATCATGTGGGTTCCAACTTGCATTTATGCTGATAACAAAAGGTCCTGACGAAGCAGTCGAGCCTATAATGCTGGGCATAGCTTCCGTAATACTCCTTATGCTTTCAGTTATAGATCCAGACAAATGGACAATACATCATTCAATCTCCGTAGCATTGTTAATAATGTGTATCGCTGGATTATTCTTCTTATCCAAAAAACTTAAAAATAATAAATGACTAAATTGGATTATCACATTCAATAATTTATAAAACGTAACAGCACATCGCGAATCAATAAGCGAGAATTATCACTGAATCCGAGTAATTGACGTTTAGTGTATCGGATCTCCGGCCCCTTACGACTGACTCGATCACGCAGGCCGTAATGATGTACACGAGCAATGCGCTGCACCCTCCCCTCAAACTGCACACTGGCAGAGTCTGCGCTGGCGGTGGCTTTCAGGTATCTTGCGGTACGCAGCTTAGAAAACATCTGCCGCTTGATGCGCCCCTGCTTCGTGCGTCCCGTGACGCGGCGCGGCTCGTATCCGCTACCGTCCGGGTTGCGCTGCAGCCTGATGTTTTGTTGTTGCGTCCGGCGCAGCTGCTGCGCCAGCTCGCGCAGCATTCGCTTCCGTTCTGCCGGGGCAAGGCTCGCCAGCAGCGCCGTCAGCCACGCATCAACCTGCTGCAGCTCATCCACGTTTCACCGTCCACATAGCATCATCAGGGTTTTCCGGCTCCGGCACGGCTTCCACGCTCGACACACCGCCATCAGTGCTGACCACAACACGCTCCGTCAGCTGCAGGTCTATGCTGATATCGCAAATATCATTGCGCAGGATATCCACTTCAAAACTAAAAAGTTTTTCCCTCAGCTCCGGGTTGTTGATGGCGTCAGGCTGGTTAACACTCAGCCACTGGAGGATCGGCGCCATCAGTAAATTCTGGTCACCACTAAAATCGACTACCACCACGTTCAGGGTGTACCGGTATTCCCATGAAATAGACGGCGCGCCGGTCGCCACTACTGCGCCTTTGTCCACGAACATATGCAGCTTGTCCGGGTTCTCCCGGACGTACTGCACCGCCTTATTGAGCGCGTGGCGTAAGGATTGAGGCTTGTTCACTGTTTCGCTCCTGGCAGGCAATAATCACATCCACCTTATCGGCGCAGATGGCCCATGCAGCCTCGGCTTCATCAGCCGCCGTAAGCAGATCGCCGTTAGTCCTGGCTGACGACTTTTGCAGGCGGCACTGTGTTATTTTCGGACAGCCATTCACGGTAAGCTGCACCTCCGGCGAGCGCGGGGCGGTCCCGCAACCTGATAACGTCAGGAGGCAAAGGAGTATCAGACCAGCGCCGCAAATCATCGTTTTCACGTTTAAGCTCCTCAATACGCCGTTGCCGCTGGCGCAGTAGCGCGGTGGATTCTTCCGCCGCCGCATAAAGCCGCGCCTGCTCCCGGTTGTTGGTTTCGGTCAGAACAGACAGCGCGATCAGCTGACTGCTGGCGCGGGCCTGTTTTTCCTTGCTGGCTTCAAGATCACGTCCCTGCAGCTCAATCGTCTGCCGGGCCTTGTTCAACTGCCACGATTGCCAGCCAAGCAAGGCAAGAACCAGCGCTATCACCGCCGCCAGTATGCGCATCAGGCCACCGCCACTTTATTTTTCATTCCGTTACGCTCCCTTTAAGCACCAGGACAGCTCCCGCGCGCGGCGGTTATCCAGCCCCTGATTAAATACACCGTTGACATACACCCAGCGCGGCAGCTGATAGCACGCATCCCGCCAGCGCTTCTGATTAATAAACTTCACCATGGTGGAACTGCAGGCATTGCCGGCCCCAACGTTAAAGGCCAGAGACACCAGCGCGTCATAGACAAACTGCGGAACATCCACCAGGACACAGCGCGCCAGCGCGGTTTCAACCCTCAGCACGTTGGTGATGAAGTTCCCCGCCACCTGCCGTTCTGTAATGGTCCGGCCCGGCTTCACGCCTGACGTGTTGCCGATGCCGTCAGTCCACACACCCGCATCACACTGATAAGGCTGCAGGCGGCATCCCTCGTAATCCGCAATCAGCTTTAATCCTTCCACCGATGTGTGGAGTTGCTGAAAACCCGGCAGCGTGGCGGCAATCGCCAGCACCACACCGATAACGCAGTTTTTAACGGCCCGCAGACTCACATTCACCCCGGCTGATTTTTCCGCTGGCAAGCAGCTGATAGGTCTTGTGCCGGTAGTACCAGCTGACCAGAAACATGCACAAACCCAGCACCATTCCGGTGATGGTCGCTGCCGCCTGCAGATCAAAGTTCCCAAGCTTCGCCATGAATAAGGCGATGCAGTACGTAACAAAGGCGCTGATTCGTTCAAGCGTCATAGTTCAGTCCCATAGCTGGACGGTCTGCACCGTGGTCGTGGTGGCAATATCCGGCAGCTCCACCTGCAGGCCGTGTGGTAAAAATGGGCCATATTCAGCCAGCCCCGGATTTGCCTGCAGTACCTGTTCCGTGACGCCCTGCGTGCGTCCGTAATGACGCCAGCAAAGCGCGTCCACCGTGTCATTCTGGTACGCACGCACTTTCATCAGATCAGCTCCACCGTGCAGTGCGGCGCATCCTGTACCCGGCTGATAGCCCAGCGGGCATCCCGCCACAGGTCGCCGCTGGCCTCCGCCAGTTCCTCTCCCCGCTTCACGCCGGACGCCGTGGCGTCATAGTCCTGATAACGCTCATTGACCTGCGCACGCGCCCAGCAAAAAACAGCATTGTGATAGTGGTGGATGCGCTCGCTTTTACCGTCCAGCTGCTCCGCAGGCACATCTGCCAGCGTCATAAACCCCAGCATCTGCTGGCGCTGGCGGAAGGTGTAAAGCTCTGCGTTAACCTCTGACATAGCGGAAAGGATCAACTGCTTTAAACGTGGTGCCGTCACCGTGCCGTCCGTTCGCATCACGCTGCGAAATTCCGACAAATCAACATCAGGCCAGAACGGCGTATTTTTGATGACTTCGGCCTGTTCCGGTGCCTGTTCGGGCGCAACAAACTTCATGCGGCTTTCTCCAGATTAGAGGGCGGTGGACGGGGTTTTGATGTGGCGTTGCCTTTCGCCACCCCGTGCCGCCCGTGCGCGGGGCACGTTCGGTCAGCTACCGGCGACGCGCAAACGGCGCTCCAGTTGCTGTTTATCTTTCTTCACGCCACAGTGGTTATCGAGCTGCAGCGCATGGTTGAGGTGGTTAAGCGCTGATGCGGGGCTGGATTCAGCCAGCACAAGGCCGATTGCTTTATGCAGTCGCGCCCGTGACTGATCCGGCATATCGTGATCGGCGGTAAGGTCCAGCGTCTGCAGAAGCGGCTCAACGTCAAAGCCCGTTGCGGCAATCAGGGCGCTTTGCGCCGCGTCTGCAATTTCTTCCGCCAGCACCGTCTGCACGTTCCGATTGCCAATTGGCATCACCCAGCCCTGACGCAGTGCATGACGCCCGATTTCCAGCGCTCCGGCATAATCACCGGCATCAATACGCCAGAGCATCACGAACATCAGCACATCGTCCTGCTGCGTACCGCCGGCAGCCAGCACCCCCTCCGCCCAGGCGGCATACTTAGGCAGCAGCTCAACTTTGATTTGCGCCTTTGTTACCGTGGACTGAATGCTTTTAAGGCGGCGGCGGTCCTCCGCCAGCTGCAGCAGCATCAGGTCATAACCTGACGCGTGGCGAACACTGCCGCCCTGCCGAGCGGCCTGTTCAGCCTGAACGCGCAGGCGATGCTGCCTTGCGGGACTCAGGCTCATGCATTACTCCCCGGAATCTGGTGCTGGAGTACTGAAATCACCGTACTCGATGTTTTCAACCAGGGCCGCGCAGCGGTAGTCCTCCACCACAAACGCCTCATTGACCGATTCAAAGTTTTCAATGCGATCGCGTTTCGGGTTATCAATGACAGAACGGCGGCGGGTATCTGCCTGCCAGTAAATGGACAGGTTATCCAGACGTGTAATCAGCAGGGCATTTGCCGGGAAGAACGGCGCGCGGACCGCCTGCAGGCCACCCATGCGTTTCTGGCTGATAATGAGATCGGCAGCCAGCTTTTCACTGTTCTCCTGGTCTTTGTTGACGAGAGGGAAATACTTGTCGGACAGCAGCTCACGACCACAGATCACCACCAATTCGTCATCGTCCTGGTACACCACATCGATCAGCTCGTTGACGGCATCCATCACCACGGCGTCCAGATTTTCGTAGCCTTTGTCATCCAGCCCCGACGCGCCTTTACCCACTTTCACCGCGCCTTTAGTGGTTACGCCGTCTTTGGTGGTACTGCCCATAACGTGATCCGGCGCATCTTCGCGGATTTTCTGCAGCCAGCCTTTGTTCACATCCTGCAGCAGAGGGTTAGCAGAACGGTCAGAGGTTTTGGCGCGGCTCACGCCGTTAAAGCCAATCATGATGCGGTCCAGCGCCTGACGCTTGATGATGGCGTTACGCACGCGCACCTGGAAGTCCTGGAATTTCGCCCACAGGTCCAGCTTCGCGTAGGTCAGCACCGTGTCATAGTTGGTCTGCTCGCATTTATACTCCACGTCCTCCATCACCATCGGATCGGTAGGCTCACGGTCCTGTTTGGTGGTGTCGGTGGTTCCGGCAACGGTGCTACCTACGCCCAACCCCAGCAGTTGTCCGGACTGCTCATCAACCGGCGAGACGTTAATCAACGTCAGGAATGCAGCAGACTGCTGGATCTCATCCTCCAACGTCTGCTGTACGGACGGCTCAACGGTGAACTTGCTGGAAAGCTCCTCAACCTCCACACCGTTCAGGCGTGCCAGCTGCTGCAGGTAGGCATTGAATGCAAATTTAGTTTTCTGTTTCATCGGGTTTTATGCTCCATCAGCAATTGGTCAGAGAGCCAGCAGGCGCAGAGCCGCCCGGCGTGCGCTGGCGATAATCTTTGCGGCTATCTTCCTGGCTCAGCTTCTGCTGCAGTTCGGAAAAGGCATCGACCTGCGCCTGCAGCAAGGTTTCCAGCTCAGACAGACGGGCGGCCTGCTCAGATAAGGATTTTTGCGTGCTGTCGCCCAGGTTCTGCTGCTCAGTTGCCAGCAGTTCCACGGCTTTATGCACATCAGAGAATCGCGCATCGTCGCTTTGTTCTTTTTTGCTGAACATCGCAGCCACGCGGAAAAAAAGGCTCGGTTTTTCGTCTTGGGTTTCTTCCAGTTCGATCACCGTTTCTGCAGCGGCGGTAAACAGGTTTTCAGGGTTCTGCTTACGGTTCGCCAGCGGGTTGTGCGCAGCGCTGGCACTGAAAGCCAGCATTTCGGTACCCAGACTTGCTGGATCGTCAGTGGCCGCCAGCCCTACCAGATAGGCTTTACCGGTATCAGCAAATTTCGGGCTGACCTCCATGGAGGTGAACAGCTTCTGGCCTTTTTTTACCAGCTCCACCAGTGAATCCGTTGGCTCCACATCGGCATAAAGCGCCATCTTGCCCGCCAGCGGGCCATCACTGATTTCCTCTGCAACCAGCGCCGCTACCTTGCCGTAACGGTTAAAAGTGCTGTCCGGCATGTAGGACTTAATGTGTTCTAGGTTGATCAGCGCGGTATAGACCGACGGGTTATAGCTGGCAGCCATCTGAATCAGCCAGTCACGCTGGATTTCGCGTCCGTCAGTGGTGACACCTTCCACCCCAATACGGAAACGCTTTGCTTTCACTGTCATGAGCTGTGCTCCGTTAGAAAACTTACTGGAGCCTTATGTTTGCTGTGATGGAGGGGGTGAAACAACGCGCGCACCTTGTGCGATAAACCACACAAAACGCAGTCAGGGAAAGGCTGCAATCAAGGCCGTATGTTTGAGCCATGGAAACCATGACCCCCTCAGACCTCGATCCCCGCAGGCAGGCAATGCTGCTGTATTTTCAGGGATACCGCGTAGCCCGCATTGCTGAAATGCTGGGCGAAAAAGTTGCAACCGTTCACAGCTGGAAAAAGCGTGATAAGTGGGGCGAGTATGGCCCACTCGATCAGATGCAGCTCACCACTGCAGCCCGCTATTGCCAGCTCATCATGAAGGAGCAGAAAGAAGGGAAAGACTTTAAGGAAATTGACCTGCTGGCACGTCAGTCAGAACGTCACGCCCGGATCGGGAAATTCAACGATGGCGGGAACGAGGCAGATTTGAATCCGAAAGTTGCCAACCGCAACAAAGGCCCGCGCCGCCAGCCTGAAAAGAACATTTTCACCGATGAGCAGATCGAAAAGCTGGAAGAAATATTCCGTGGCGGTATGTTCGAATATCAGCGCCATTGGTGGCAGGCAGGCGTTAAGCACCGCATCCGCAACCTGCTTAAATCCCGTCAGATAGGCGCAACGTATTTCTTCGCCCGCGAGGCACTGATCGACGCTATCACCACAGGGCGCAATCAAATCTTCCTCTCCGCCAGCAAGGCGCAGGCACACGTCTTTAAGCAATACATCATCGACTTTGCCAAAGAGGTTGATGTGGAGCTGAAAGGCGACCCGATGACGCTCAGCAATGGCGCCACGCTGTATTTCCTCGGCACAAACGCCCGCACCGCGCAGAGCTACCATGGCAACCTTTACCTTGATGAATATTTCTGGATACCGAAATTCCAGGAGCTACGCAAAGTGGCATCTGGGATGGCGATTCACAAAAAATGGCGGCAAACCTATTTTTCCACGCCGTCCAGCCTGACCCACAGCGCCTATCCGTTCTGGTCGGGCGCCCTGTTCAATCGGGGCCGCGCAAAAGCTGACAAGGTAGATATTGACCTGACCCACGCCAATCTGGCGCGCGGCGTGCTTTGCCCAGATGGACAATACCGCCAGATCGTCACCGTTGAGGATGCCGTGCGCGGTGGCTGTAACCTGTTCGACCTCGACCAGCTGCGCATGGAATACAGCCCTGACGAATACCAGAACCTGCTGATGTGTGAATTTATTGACGATCTGGCGTCAGTGTTCCCGCTCAGCGAGCTGCAGGCCTGCATGGTGGACAGTTGGGAAGTCTGGACTGATTTTCAGGCGCTGGCGCTGCGTCCGTTTGGCTGGCGTGAAGTCTGGATCGGTTATGACCCGGCGAAAGGTACGCAGAACGGTGACAGCGCCGGTTGCGTCGTCATTGCCCCGCCATCAGTATCGGGCGGCAAGTTCCGTATTCTGGAGCGTCACCAGTGGCGCGGAATGGACTTTCGCGCCCAGGCTGACGCTATCAAAGCCCTCACGCAGCAATATAACGTGACCTATATCGGCATCGACTCAACCGGCGTAGGCCACGGCGTCTATGAGAACGTTAAAGCCTTTTTCCCCGCCGTCCGCGAGTTCGTTTATAACCCGAACGTCAAAAACGCCCTGGTTCTCAAGGCATACGACATTATCAGCCACCGCCGCCTGGAGTTCGACGCAGGGCACACCGACATCGCGCAATCCTTTATGGCAATCCGCCGGGCCACCACCGCCAGCGGCAACCGCCCAACATATGAAGCCAGCCGAAGTGAAGAAGCCAGCCATGCAGATTTGGCCTGGGCAACGATGCACGCGCTGTTTAACGAACCGCTGCAGGGCGAGGCCGCCAATACCAACAACATTGTGGAGATTTTCTGATGGGCAAACGTAAGAACCGCCGCACCGCGGCTAATCACAACACAAATACCAGCCGCGGCGCAGCGGCAGAAGCATTCAGCTTCGGTGATCCGATCCCAGTTCTGGACCGCCGCGAATTACTGGACTATGTGGAATGCGTACAGATGGACAGGTGGTATGAGCCACCGGTGAGTTTTGACGGGCTGGCGCGCACCTACCGCGCGGCGGTGCACCACAGCTCCCCAATTGCGGTGAAGCGTAATATTCTGACCAGCACCTTTATTCCCCACCCGCTTCTGAGCCAGCAGGCATTCAGCCGATTTGTACAGGACTATCTGGTATTTGGTAACGCCTATCTGGAGAAGCGCACCAACCGGCTCGGCGGCATTCTGTCGCTTGAGCCGTCACTGGCGAAATACACCCGCCGCGGAGTGGATCTAGATACTTACTGGTTTGTACAGTACGGGTTGACCACGCAGCCGTATGAGTTCACTAAAGGTAGCATTTTTCATCTGATGGAACCTGACCTGAACCAAGAGATTTACGGCCTGCCAGAATATCTGTCAGCTATTCCTTCTGCCCTGCTGAACGAATCCGCCACTCTGTTTCGTCGCAAGTACTACATCAACGGCAGCCATGCAGGGTTCATCATGTACATGACCGACGCGGCGCAGAACCAAGAGGACGTGAACAACATCCGCCAAGCCATGAAAAGCGCCAAAGGGCCGGGCAACTTCCGCAACCTGTTTATGTACTCCCCCAACGGTAAAAAGGACGGCATCCAGATCATCCCACTATCAGAAGTGGCGGCAAAGGATGAGTTTTTGAACATCAAGAACGTGAGCCGGGACGACATGATGGCAGCGCACCGGGTGCCGCCGCAGATGATGGGGATAATGCCTAGCAATGTTGGGGGATTTGGGGATGTGGAAAAGGCAGCGAATGTTTTCGTTCGAAATGAACTTTTACCATTGCAAAAAAGGTTGGAAGAATTGAACGATTGGGCAGGTGTAAATATTATAAATTTCAAAAATTACGATTTAAATTAGTTAAATAGGCCTGTAATTAAAATCTATTACAGGCGTATTTAGAATTTAACTTATTAAAATGGCGCATCATCACTTAACAACAAAGATGATTTCTCATCAGCACCATCAACTTTCATATCATCATCATTAGCACCAGACTCCAATTCAACAACATCGACAGGTTGAACCGTTATTTCCAGGGGCTTATACGAATCGCCCATCATCATTTTATAATGCGCTGCATGTTGGCTACACTCAAATATTTTCTGAAACACAATTAGATTCTTCTCAACAGAAACATCATCTAAATTCATGTACACATCATCTCCAGAAAAATGCGAGCCATCATTAATCCATGACACCAATGAGTTAAAAATTAATTTATCATAACCTTCAAAATTACACTCTAACTCTCTGACATCAACACCACCTAAAATTTTAAAGTAGTTCTCTAAAATTCTGCGCATAGTGTTTTGAATTGTTCCATTATTTTTATCACTACGACGTAATTCGCTCCATAAGAGATCGTATGATGTTTTTATTGGGTTGGTAGTGCACTTTTCAACATAAGAATTCTTATCTTTCTTTCTAACAATCCAAAAGGTTTCTTCATTCATTGCATTATTACCTGATCTTTTTGGATTGAATGTTAACTCTTTGTGAAAATAGATGTTATGCGTAAGTATAATTATTTGTTTTATGCTGCCTTTGTTTTCACGGACATCATCCATTAAATTTTTAATTAGTGAACTGACAATAAACAATATATCGCTATCTAAACTTGATATTGGATCATCAAAAACAACGACCCGATCTTCCAGAACACCAGAAGATTGATTGCTACCTCTCACAAGACTATAATAGTAAAGAAAAGTGATGAACGTCTTCTCTCCTTCGCTCAATGTTAATCTAGCGTTATCTCCGCTGTCTCTTACTATTACATAATGCGCTTTATCTTCAGATGGTTTAAGATGGAAATTTGTGAACCCATAGCACTTCAAAATATTATTAATTGCATGAACAGTTGGAAGAATACTCGTCTGGCTAGATTCAATTCCTTCCATCTCCTTCTTCAACTCGATCAGTTGTTCGCTTTCTTTTGCTACTCCTACATTTAGACCATCTCTTTTCTTCTCAAGTTTGCTTCGTGCTTTAAGGTAAGTTTCTATATCCGTTTTTAACTCATCTTTGGTAATATATGCCCATATATGTTCTTTTAAATTTTTCTGCTCAGTTTTTATATTTCTAAAGAGTGTATTATTAGCATCTATCTTTGAATTAATTGCTTGTATAAATATTGAAAAATCCTCTATTACCGAGTCAATATTTTCAAATACAACAACCTCACTTAGTAATATTTCTTTAGCTCTTGCCTTATCAAAATTACTAATTAAAAGAGAAATGATGATATTAGATTTGTCTTCAAATGTCTCGATATCGACAAATGGTAACTTTGCATCCCTAATGTTATCAAGTTCCCATTTTAAGCGTTGTATATGATTATGATACTCAGAAAGCAATCTATTTATTAGTTGTTGTTTTTTATTATATGTTTCATCAAAGTAAGATGAGAGATTATGAAAAATATCATCACTGACATTCTGCTGACAAAATGGGCACGTGGGCTTCGATTCGTGAAAATATTCCAAACCTCTTTTTACCCAGTCACTATTATTTAATAGGCTAATCAAATCAGCAACGCTGACATCTTTTTTCCCCAGTATTTTCTCCTGCCATATATCATGATTTAAAATAGATTTAAACCCATCAAATTTAGGAATAGATAATGGCGTGTATGAAACTAGTTCATCCGAGAATACTGTACGGCACTTTTCAGTAAGTTCACTTAGTGGTAGTAAAGCTGCAGTGTTCTGTTCGAATTCAGAAAGGACTCGAGCTTTAAATTTTTCAGTACTGTTCCTTAAGCCTTCAAAAGCCTTGAAAAAAACCTCATCATGCTTTTGCTTTTGCTTCCAACAAATGTCTTTAAAAGTTTTATCTTGTTCAATCAGTTCATTAATAACACCCACATCATCAGAGCTACCCTTTAACAATTTTTGTTTAGTAGTTATTTTTTCTTGAAGCTTACTTCTTTCCTCATTTAATAAAATCAACTTCTCTTGTGCACCTTTAATATCGCTCCCTAGGGTAAAAACACCTTTTATTTTATCTTGACTAAAATTATCGTCAACAAAATCCTTATTATAAACATAACTAATTAACTTATTGGCGTTTTTCCACTGAATTAAGCAGTCGGGATAATTATCTGGGTCATTAATTATTTTACTAATAGTAGTTTTACCTGCACCATTAGCTCCATAAAGATAATTAAATGTAGATAAACCATGCAATTTTTGTTCTGGCCCAGTATATGAACCCGCATTTCTGATCGTTAATTCTTCTATCATCACATGAATCCTTTTCAGCAATTCGGATTATTCCGAATATAAAGTACATACTTAAGTCCAGAACAATCAAGTTTTCAAGGTGGTCATTCATACAGGTGAAGCGATCATCCAAAGTGCCAGCGCGCGCTCGTATCCCCGCCACGCCTGCCCGCTTTGTGTAGTGGTTTTCATGCAACTGCATGACGTATGAAAAAGCCCGCCATTCCTAGCGGGCCTCAGCTAAAACGATCTTCAAACGATCATGCGGATTCATGCGGCATAGTCATGCAGTAGTATCCTGAGTGTCCTGCTCTGATTTCTCTGGCACAGAGTAGTTGTCAAATGACACATAGGTATGTGTATCAAACAATGAAACAGCTTCTACCTGATCCATTGGTATCACATGTCGGAAATGTTGTAGGTTCAGCCCACGCTCATGCTTATTGGCAGCAATTCCTTCTTCCAGATACAGTTCATAGTAGCGGTGCTGTTCATGGTAGCGCAGGGTATCTTTATCACGATATCCGCTGATGTAAGGGATAATCGCTAAATGCTGTGTGTGGCTGTGCTCGATACGAGGTGCAGCAACATATCCGATGTAAACTTTGCGCGATTTTAGTGTTACAAAAATCAGCATATCTTCATCAATCGCCTGCACCAAAAGGGACTCAACACCATCCATTGCTGCCATTTCACGATAAACCGCCTGTCTAACCTCTTCGTTTTTTATGGCTTTCCTAGCTACATCACCCGCCACATAAGCAAGTAAACAGGCAACCGCCATGGAAAGCACAAAAAACATCGGATAGGAAAGGAGCGTCTTTTCAGTCAGCCATGAATAAAGGTCTTTCATTCCGTATGAAGCTGAAAATACGTGAGGGATTGAGATAATTAGGCTTATTGCAAGTAGCGAAAGGTATATAAACAAAATAAAACCAAAGCCTTGAATGACAAATTTACATCCATGCATTGCAACATAGAAGTATGATGTCCAGCCGTTAGTTCTTGCATGGCGTATGCGGGATTGGTAGTGATTCTCTGTGTACCAAAACCCGCATACAAGTACAACCATTATGACCAATGGTCCCATCGTTTATCCTTAACGTTTTGCAGCAAGCTCTTTCATTCTGGCCTGCATTGATTCCCGAACCTGCTTATTATCCATGTTCAGAACCGCGTTACCATTAGCATCAGTAGTAATTTTACTGTTGTTGGACTGCTCAATCTCTTGCTGGATAACACCCTGCATCCATCGACCTGGGGTTGAGATAATTTTTCCAAAAATCTTAGTCATACGACCTCCTCGCTGTGCCTACATACATGTGGCATTGCTGCTAATTCTTTTTGTTATGACCTGATTATAGAACAATGCCGGGTCGCGAACATCTTGTGGAACCGTTTATCTATCTCATTTTGGCGACTACGACAAGAAAAACTGATCGTAATTCAACCGGCACTGCTCAGATAGCTACATATAGTGCTTTGATACCAAAAAAACCACTAAAAGCTGAACACCTCACCTTGCTCGTTGTTCAACCTCGCTGACGCGAGAATCTGATTCTCACGTCAGCAACGTTCCTGTTGCTAACCGGGAAGATCCATAGAGCGAGTGTATTCATGACTCCTGATTTTCGCCATCAACTCATCCGTCAGCTCAGAAACCCACTGGATAGCAAGTCGCTTCTCTTCATCACTACATTCACTAGCCGCTACAAGCTTGATAAAAAAATCAATACGCTGGAGTTTCAAAGACTCCAAAAGGTAATCCTGCATTTTCCCTCCTATCTCTACTACCACCAACAAATACTGTATACATATACAGTATAACTGTTATTTCGAATTGTAAAACTCTTTTTTAGTTTCAAGTAGATAGTTCTGATGGCGATCAAATCGTCAGTAAAATCAATACCACTGACGCCATTTATCATCTTCCTGCAGCCGCTGGTTACGGTAAAAAAGGCGCAGCCCTGCCCCGGATGGAATACTGCCGCCACTCAGAAGCAAATCGATCTCGTTGTCACTGCCATCAAAGCCCCTGGACTGCAGCTCATAACCCAGCTGCAGCCGCTGTTGCCCGTCAATTTCCTGTTTATATCCTTTGCGGCGCTTCGGTTTTACCAGGCGTAAACGGGTGTTTAGCTCTTTAAGCTCTTTTCTTCCCATGCCGTGCAGATACTCCTGCAGTTCCTGCTCATCCATAACGGTTATATCTGGAGTATTCCCCCCTGTTTCAGCGTCTGAATTGTTCAGATTTTCCACAAGGGGATAGTTATTGCCACGAGTCCAAGGGGCGCAAGCGCCCTGGTCGGCTGACGCCTCCGGCAGGTCAACGTCAACGGCCTTACGAACCATTTTCCATTTCACCGCGTGCGTACAAATTCGCCCTTCCTGAATAGGGGACCAGACGCCATAAATACGGATACCATGATCGCCGTAGGCGCTCGGCTCATCGTTCAGCTCATAGGCCGTTCTGACCAGGTGATGTTTGCGAGGGACCAGCACGCCGCCCTGCGCCATGATGTAAGTGGCAAAGCAACCGGCATCAGCCGCAGCCAGCACAGCATCAAGACGCGGATTGCCGATAACAGGCCGCGCATTTGCAAGGGCCGCCAGAATCTCTGGCGTCAATTCAGGTTTCCCGGGAACGGGTTTTAATGGCGGAAGGTCGCGTTTAGCCTGGCCCGCCAGCAGGCGCAGCTCGCGGTAAGCCTGGCGACCTGGAATACCGAAAAAGCGGAATTGCTGGACGCGGTGCAGTGATGCCCAGGCGTTCACGTTCTCCGCGTTATCGCGTAATGATTTGCCGGTTTCCTTGCTGACTTCATTAGCCAGGCCGCGCCCATCAATATTCTTACTGATGTATTTAGCGATGTAGCTGGTTGGCGTGCCTTTGCGCGGATTGATTAGCTCGGACTTAAAGCGCGGCCCGGTATTGTTTCCCAGCTCCTCGCGATCCTCACGAATGGCAAACTTGCGCAGCAGTTCCGTGATAGCTTTGCGGTGTTTCTTGCGCATAAAGCACAGCAGGTGCCAGTGCACAGTGCCATCATGATGAGGCTCAGCCACTCGCACACCGTACCAGCGCAACCCGACTTTATGCATGGCCTTACGGAAAGCCGCGAACGTATCAACCAGATAATCACTGCTCTGTCGTACTGTGGCGCTGGTCCATTTCGGATTTGGCCTGCCATTGTTGAGCGTGGCGTGGAAGCGTGACGGGCAAGTGATGGTGTAAAATACAGCACAGTCGCCGCGCATTTCCGCGATCAGCTCCAGCCCTTTCACACAGGCCATCATCTCGTTACGGCGATGGGCCGGGTTGCTGGCGCTGGCGTTTACCACATCTTCCAGATCCAGCGTATCACCCTGCTCATTGGTCAGTTCATGCGAACGGAAAAACTCCAGCGATTTGCGGCGCTGCTCACGCTTATGGATCACCGCCTCATAGCTAACGTACGGCGATGCCTTTTTGTTAACCAGACATACCGCGCGCAGATGCTCCTCGCGCCATTCACAGCGCATCTGCCACAATTTGCGATACCACCAGTCCGCGCACAGCATACGCGCCAGCGAACCGGGAATAAGCTCATATGGCACAGGCTTGCGGCGGCGTTTCTTACGGCGCAGACGCTCAAACGCTGGCGGGATAACATCAAGGCGCATCGCCTCCGCTGCAACCTGTTCCCACGCCTGGCGGATTTCTTCCGGCTTCACTTCGTCAGTGGAATAGAGATCACCGCAGGCAGCTTCCAGACACATGCTCATATGAGCCGCAACCAGCGTGGATAGGCGTTTGACCTGATCCTGATTCATTTCAGGCAGAACCAGCAGCCCTTCCAGCCCTTCATGGCTAGCCATGAATCGGAATGAAGCAGACACCTGGCTGTCACGCGCACGCGCCAGCCGTTCAAGGCATGGCTTGATGGTTTCACGCAGATAACGGGAATAAGCCTGTGGACGGCCCAGACTATGGAAATATTTAATGCGCTCAAGCAGAGGTTTGCTGATGTGTGATGGTTCGGCGCTTACATCTGCCAGAATGACCAGATCGGGGTTAAACCTCTGCTGCTCGCGTGCCATTTTGGCACCACTGATCAGCCGGTCCTGCTCCATTTCACGCAGAACTGGATCACGGGCTTCGTTATAAAAATAGCGTTCCCAGACCTCATCACTCATTTCTTCCCGGCGCTGCTGGTTCTGCTCATTATCAGCGGCATACAGAGTAATCAGGTTTGAAAGCGCGGACACCGGCGCAACTTCCGCCGGGTCCGTGTTTGGATTTATCGCCTTTTTTGGCGCGTTCCATGGATAAAAGCTCATTCACAAAGACCATATCGTGATGAGCACACTGAAGTGTCCATACTGGCTTTGACTAAGTCGTAGACCTTGCCACCACGACCAGTCTTGGCCCATTCGACAACATCAAGCGCTGACGGAGCCCCCATATTTCCACGCGGACCATAGAATCCTGACCAGTCGATGTGCTGAACATCTGGCTCCAGTCCATACAGTTTCACATTCTGGCCTAGATTGACTGGATAGCGCCTACGTCGCGCTACTTCCTCTCCCGTCACTTCATCGAGTTCAAACCGGATAACATCTCTAACGCCTAACTGAGCACGCATCCATGACTGGCTAACTGTGCCGATGCTCATCCAGTGAACCCAGCGCGATGCCAGCCGTACTTTTTTCTCCCACTCATGATGTTTTTCGATATGCTCAGGCCAGCGTGCTGCAGTCTGCGCAATTTCTTCTTTGGTACATAAAACACAGTTCATGCAGCCAACACGGTCAGCGCCTTGCAGGTAAAGTGGGTTTGGTTTAATACCGAAATATTTATGTAAGGCGAAAACATTAGCCGCCGTCCATTTATGGATTGGCAGGAAGTTATAGAGAAAGTTTGGATCGCGTTCATCGTGTGCAAATCTTGCGTAACCGGCGCGTTTGTCGGACTCATCTGCACGCACTCCAGACCACTGAACGACCACCTCACCATCATCAAGAAGTGGTTTTATTGCCGCATCGAACGCGATTTGAATCTTGAGTTCATCAGTACAAAAGCGATCGCGCATCATCGGGAATTTGCCGTGCAACAGAGCGGCATCGAGAAAGCTATTACCAGTCGGGTGCATGACTGAAAGAGCAGCCTCCAGAGCCGTTTCAAACTGAATCCCCCAGCGTTCAGCAGTACGTAGCCATTCCTGACCAAATTTGGTATCTGATCTCGCCAGTGATGGCATAATTACGCCACGATAAGCGCCCATGCGGATCGCCTGACGCTTTGACCAGCGCTCATTAAGCGATTTACGGCGACGTTCAAATTCAACCTCGGTGTATATACGCTTAACTATCTGCACAGGCTTACAACCAATTTGATGATGAATATTTCGCGCAAAGTCGACGGTTAATTCATGTTCATTGTCTGTATCAGCCATTACGTTTTGTACGCGATCACCAAAAAGATGATGTGCAATTGCCGCTGTTGTCGTGCTGTCTTTTCCGGCAGAGAAGTTAACGACAATTTTGTGATCAGCTGGAATACGAAATTCATTCAGAAAGTGGTTGTATGAAACCTCTATTTCACGAACCATCACACTGATATCTGTAGGCACAATTACTGCTGCGGAATGGTTCATACGCGCACCTCAACATAACGGTTTGTACAGCTGGCAAGATCTACACCGAAGCAAACAGCTGATTTCGTCGCGATGATTTCAGCTGCAGATTTACCTTCACCGGCAGCCACGCCCATGCTGCGTTTTGCAGTGATGCGATGGTGGGTAAAATTACGATAAAGTGAACGGGTCAGGGATGTGTCGCTATTGGACACGATGACCGGATGACCTTCTGATGAGCGACGTTCAAGGATAGACGCCAGATGATACTGATCATCCTCAGTAAATCCGTCAGTGTGGTAAGTGGAAAATGTACCGTCATACGGAGGGTCGCAGTAGATAACATCCCCCGGCTGCAGCATTGCCAATGTTTCCTCATAGTTGGCGCAAATGAAGGTGGCACGCTTTGCCTTTTCGGCAAATGCACGTATTTCATTAACGGGCAGATAAGGTTTTTTGTAATTACCGTACGGGACGTTAAACAGGCCGCGCTGGTTATAACGGCATAACCCGCGATAACAATGGCGATTAAGGAAAAGAAAATAAGCCGCCTTGTCCATGTAATCCAAAGGCGCAGTATTAAAATACTGACGGCATTTATAATAGGCTTCTTCCGTTGTGAACTTAGAAAAAACCCGCTCAGCCAAGTGAGCAAATCCGTTAACGTCATCTTTAATTGCTTGATACAGATTTATCAGATCAGGATTAACATCTGCGACAAGATAATGAGGATAGTCTGTCGCCATCATGACAGCGCACGAACCCGCGAAAGGTTCAACAAGGCGCTGGCCTGCTGGCAGATGTTTTTTCAATTCCGGCATGATGGCAGTTTTATTGCCAGCCCATTTCAGGATGGTGCTCATGCAGCACCTCCTGAAAGCATATAGAACATTGCATCAATTGGATTCAGTGAACGAATAGAGAGCATCACCCAGCCATCAACATTATTAATAACGTCGCAAACTGGCAGGATATGAGTGATTACAGCCGTCCATTCGCGCCCGGTATATTTGCCATGTTTCCATTCACACAAAACAAGAACATCACCGGCTTTATAACCGCGATCATCATCCCGTCTTAATTCAGCTTTTTTTTTCCCCGCCATAACATCATTAAGGTGTTTCGGTGCAATTTTTAAGGTATGGGCTTTGATATTCATTCAGCACCGCCTTTCAGCATCGCTGCACGGCAGGCTTCCCAAATCACTTGAGGATTGGCTGGACAATCTACAAACCCCTCGCATTCCTGATAAATCAAATCGAATACGGCAGGAGGAATTTTTATTGGTGCCATATCAATCTCTGCATTGGCCTGACGGCGCTGCTGCAGCTCTACTAAGCCAGCCAATAGGCGCGGGTGAAACCCTTCCGCTTTCAGGCCCCAAATCAGTCGCGATAATTCGCTATCAGTCAGCGGATTAGTCAGTTTCTCGGTAGTCATACAGCACCCCCTACGTAATGCTTGCCTTTCAGCTCTGCAATTTCCTGGCAGGTTACGCAAAGATCACAGCCCGGAACTGCAGCACGGCGTTCTGCCGGAATGACAATTTCGCAGCTCTCGCACTCAAGAGAAGAAGCCCCAGCCTTTCGGCTGCGGGCGTGGTGGATATGGCACTGGCGTTCTTCTTCAACGCGCTGCTGTACAAGGTCCATAGAATCAGCCATCAGTGGATCTCCTGCGCTTCGTTCTGGATGTTTTCAGCTGCGACACGCAGCAGCTCTGCCGCCTCAACATGGTTAAGCTGACGGGAAGTAATACGGCTAGCCAGGCTATCGAGGCGGGCAGCCATTGCAGCAGCACGTGCGCGGCGTTCTTCCATACGCGCATCCGTCAGCAGCTGGTTAAGGCCAGCATCATCTGGGCCGCTTTTGGTGATTCGGGTTTCAATATTTCGCATCGTTCGTTCTCCTGAATTTGAGCAAAGGAATGCCCGGCGGGTTTACGCCTTTAATTTCTGTGGTTGGTTAATTCGGCATGGCTAGCCGAGTTGGAAATAAGCTCACCACTGTACGGAAATGGTTCATTGCTTTAATCAGCTCCCGCTTTTCGTCAGTCGTCAGCTCACTAACATTGACGCTATGACGTTCCGCCGGAATTTTTGCCATAAAGAATATTGCGGCTAGTGCGCGTTTATTCTGCTCATGGTTAATATCCCGTTGGTCCCGCATATCGCTAATAAAGCGCCCTAGTTCTGAATCAGTATTTAAGCCAAACACTTTCGCCCTTAATTCCGCGATGTGGTTTAACCCATTAAGGCGGAGGCCAGCACTTAGCGGAACAGTCGCAGCATCGCCTTCAATAGCCATGGTTTCCCCTGTTTTGATGTGGACAGGTCAGCCAGCAGCGCATCCTGCGAGCGGCATGGATGCCAGCGCTTGCCATCCGTTCCAGAGATCCAGCCGTGACCGTAGTGCGGGGCCGGGCTTTGCTTAACAAGCAGTGATGCAAAAGATGGTTCATTGTTCAGCATATACACCTCAGCTCAGCCCAAACGAAGAGCCAAGTCCCGTCACGGTATCGACAACACTGGCCATTGCCGGGTTAGCTTGTAACCGCGCCTGCAGTGAAATAGCGGTAAGAGCCATTAGACGGGTAACAGAATTGACGCTTTCAACAACCTGGCGGCGGGTGGTCGCGTTCAGTTGAACACCTGAAACCGCACTTGCAGCAACACGGCCGATCTCGGCAGTGGCTTTGAGGACGTACTGCGGCATTTTTTCTTTTGCCACTTCATTCAGCGGCACACACGGCAGGCAGTGAATCTGGGCCAGGAAACCATCAACCAGCGTGGAATCCTCAGTGATATCAGTCAGCAGCCAGATTTCCGGCGGCGTCAGTTGGTGCGGCTGGTCCGGGTTCAACTTGTTGCGCAGAGTCTGGACGTTCATTCCGGCGCTGGTTGCCAGCTTCGCCATGTTGTGACGCAACGCAAAAGCGCGGCAAGCGTCGTCAAAATGCGGATGTTTGGAAATCTTATAATCAAACATGTAACCCCCTTAGAAAGTTCTCATAATTGAACTTACTAACCGACAACTACGTTGTAGTTAAAGGCTGATTGGTCCATGTTTTTACGCGCTTGCTCCTTTTTGTACTTAAGGTAAAGGATGAATACACGGCCTTTGTTTTTTTCTTTCTTTTCAATGTAGTTAGCCAGTTTACCGTTATGAATCATCTGATAAACCGAACCACGGGAATAGCCTTCCCATTCAGCAAATTCGGCTGGCGTCGCTATCACTTTTGGTACACGAATTGAAATCTCAGTGCTCATAGTGCAGTATCTCTCGGTTTAGATTCGTTTTATGTCGTTTTATGTCGACTCTCAAGACCTCAATTCAAGAGTCAACGCAACATTACGATCCCGATTCAAGGTTGTCAAACGGAGTTTTTCAATGGCGAGTATTTCAATGGGTGCCGATTCAGGGGGTAGAGAAGCTATCGATCGGCTGCAAAAGGCTTATGGGCTTAAGACAAAGCAGGCTCTAAGTGAGCAGCTTGGCGTTTCAAAAAGCACTATGTCAAACAGACTGTTACGTGATAGCTTCCCTGCTGACTGGGTAATTCAGTGCGCGCTCGAAACGGGGGTTTCCTTACTGTGGTTGGCTACTGGCCATGGTGAGATGTACGCTCAAAACGAGGCTGTAAAAAAACCTCAAAATGAGACCTCACCTACAATTCGACCTCTTGCAAAGCTTGTCGCGCCATCGATCAAGCAAGTAACGCTAGAAAATGGCTGCTTAACTGATAATGAGGATATTCACCTCGATCACAGCATTCTCCCGAATGAACCTGTTCACTGTTTATTCGTCAACAATGCTCATGAAAGTTATGTAGTCGATCAATCACTGAAACAGATTACAAATGGACTATGGCTCGTTGATATTGATGGGGTTAAAAGCATCGTGAAATTAACACGGCTTCCAGGAAACAAATTAGCGGTCCATCAGGATGAATCTTCGTTTGAATGCTCAGTAGATGATATTGAAGCTATCGGACGTGCTGTAAAAGTGATCAAGAGCCTCTAAACATGACTATAAGAAAACAGCCAAACGGAAAATGGTTGTGCGAGTGCTACCCTAGCGGGCGCGATGGCAAACGCGTACGCAAGCAATTTGCGACGAAAGGCGAAGCTATAGCATTTGAAAACTTCACAATGGATGAAGTGAACAAAAAGCCATGGTTAGGTGAAAAGGATGATAGGCGTCAGTTGTCAGAAGTGATTCAACAATGGCATTCACTTTACGGGCAGACTCTTGCGGACCCTAAGCGCCTGATGGCGAAACTCAGCATTATTTGTAATGGACTGGGTGATCCCATTGCCTCAGAGCTGACTGCTGGAGACTTTACTAAATACCGTGAAGCGCGCCTAAAAGGTGAGGTCAAAAATGAAGATGGCGTGCTTATGTCACCGGTTAAGCCCCGCACGGTAAACCTGGAACAGCGAAACCTATCATCAGTTTTTGGCACGCTGAAAAAGCTGGGCCACTGGTCCGCACCCAACCCGCTCGCCGGACTGCCAACATTCAAGATCGCAGAAGGTGAACTGGCGTTCCTTGCTCCGGAAGAAATTAAGCGCCTGCTGGATGCCTGCGCCAATTCTCAAAGCCCCAGCCTGCTGATGATTGCAAAAATTTGCTTAGCGACCGGCGCCCGCTGGAGTGAAGCCGAAAACCTGCAGGGCCATCAGTTATCAAAATACCGAATCACGTACACCAAAACCAAAGGTAAGAAAAACCGGACCGTACCTATATCGCAGGCTCTGTATGACGAACTACCAAAGAATCGAGGGAAGTTATTCACGCCATGCAGAAAAGCCTTTGAGCGTGCGGTAAAACGGGCAGGCATCGATTTACCTGAGGGCCAATGCACACACGTACTGCGACATACTTTCGCCAGCCACTTTATGATGAACGGTGGAAACATCCTTGTGCTGCGCGATATCCTAGGCCATGCAGATATAAAAATGACGATGATATATGCCCATTTTGCACCAGATCATCTTGAGGATGCGGTGACAAAGAACCCACTCCATTCATTAAACTATTCGTAAGGATAAAAAATGGGAAGCGAGAGTTTATCTGACGGCTTAAATAAAATATTTTCACTTACAGTCAAAGAAAAAAGATTAAACTTACCATTTACGGTAGAGTCCGACATAATCAGTGATTTCAAGAATAAATGTCAAATCTACTTCAACATTATAAATGACTATGCTGAAAACAATGACAATGAATTATCCAAGAGAATTGGCCGACGTTTAGAAAAAATAAGTGAGATATATTTTGGCATAGTACTTTCCTTGGAAAAATTTTTATCTGGTGACATAAAATCAGCGTATGACATTTTTGACAGTACATTTTCTGACAATGCAACATTTCGTTATATTCACCACATATCCACGCCACTTAATAAGATATGCAACGAATCCAAGCCTCTTTTCCGGGTCAGAAAATCCGACTCATCTATAAAAGATAGAAAAGAGATGTTTCATATTCCTTTCTCTATGCGGCATCTAGTCAATGCGCAAAGATACTCTGTTGCAGGCTTACCCTGCTTATATCTTGGCTCTTCCTTGTATGTCTGCTGGCTGGAAATGGATAAGCCAGACTTTGATAAATTATATATATCCTCTTACTCATCAAATGAAAAGGATTCTAAAATATTAGACTTCACTTCCGAAATTCTATACTCACGATTTTATGGCATAGTTAATGACGACGAAATGCCATATCTTACAAAAATGTCATATATTTGTTTGATGCCTTTAATTTATGCTTGTAACTTTAGAAAAAAAAATAGCAGCACATCGTTTACTCAGGAATACATCATCCCTAATTTATTAATGCAATGGATCAGCCGCCGAGGAAATTCTAACATTGTTGGTATCGCTTACAGATCAACTAAAATGGTTAAAACAAATGATGGAGACAAGTCAATCAACGTTGTACTCCCACCAAAAGTTACTTACCAACAAACTATCTCAAAGGATTTTTGTCCAAAATTAATTAAAATGTTTAAGCTAACTCCTCCCGTATCTTGGCAAGTACTCAAAACACTAGAATACACATGCGAGCCGGATGAGGGAGACAAAGTAAAGTCAGCGTCAAGGTTTTTGAGACGCACTGAGCGCCTGTCAGGGATCAAGAATTTTGACGATAGTATTGTTCACCTCTATCCCCTCACCGACTTCTACAAACTCGAGAAGTGTATGGATAACTTGCTTGAGTATGACGCCATCGAGGATAAGTAATAATGGCGGCATTTTGGCGGCAAGGACTTAAAATCACATAAAACCCGACAAACACAAAAAACAATAAGGTGATGATTTTAAAAGTAAATGTATGCTTTTATTAGTATAAAAATGGTATGTAGGAATTTCGGACGCGGGTTCAACTCCCGCCAGCTCCACCAAAATTCTCCATCGGTGATTACCAGAGTCATCCGATGAAGTCCTAAGAGCCCGCACGGCGCAAGCCCTGCGGGCTTTTTTGTGCCCTGAATTTGTCCCGCGAAGTCCGAAGAGAACTAATTAAATCCGAACCTTTTAGGCCCATTGATAGGCCCAACGAAAAGCTCTATTGTTTTCGTTGGGCCTAAACGCATGGAGACTCCCCATGGCAAGAAAAACCAAGCCGTTAACCGATACGGAAATCAAAGCCGCCAAACCTAAAGATGCCGATTACCAGCTGTATGATGGTGACGGGCTTACTCTGCTAATCAAGTCCAGCGGTAGTAAGCTCTGGCAGTTCCGTTACTATCGACCTCTGACCAAGCAGCGAACCAAGCAGAGCTTCGGAGCCTATCCAGCCGTCTCCCTTTCTGATGCGCGTAAACTCAGAGCTGAATCTCGAGCTTTGTTGGCGAAAGACATTGATCCTCAGGAACATCAGAAAGAACAGGTGAGAAATTCTCAAGAGGCCAAAACCAACACTTTCCGGTTAGTTGCCGAGCGTTGGTGGAATGTGAAGAAAGCCAGCGTAACAGAGGACTATGCCGACGATATCTGGCGCTCGCTTGAGAGGGATGTTCTCCCGGCAATCGGTGATATCAGTGTCACTGAGATTAAGGCTCATACTTTGGTTAAAGCAGTTCATCCGGTTCAGGCCAGAGGTGCATTAGAGACAGTCCGCCGCCTTTGTCAGCGTATTAACGAAGTCATGATTTATGCGCAGAACACAGGCCTGATTGATGCGGTTCCCAGCGTAAACATCGGGAAAGCATTCGAGAAACCGCAAAAGAAAAACATGCCAAGCATCCACCCAGGTCAACTTCCACAGCTAATGCAGACTATGCGTACGGCAAGTATCAGCCTGTCCACACGATGCCTGTTCATGTGGCAGCTTCTCACCATCACCCGCCCTGCCGAAGCTGCTGAGGCTCGATGGGATGAGATCGATTTCGATGCTAGCGAATGGAAAATTCCAGCTGCTCGAATGAAGATGAATCGGGAGCATACGGTTCCATTATCTGATGGAGCTCTCGCTATTCTGGAAATAATGAAGTCTCTCAGCGGTGGTCGAGAATTTATCTTTCCCAGTCGCATTAAGCCTACCCAGCCGATGAACAGCCAGACAGTAAATGCAGCCCTTAAGCGTGCTGGTTTAGGAGGCGTACTCGTTTCACACGGCTTACGTTCTATTGCCAGTACGGCACTCAATGAGGAAGGATTTCCGCCTGATGTTATTGAGGCTGCACTTGCTCATGTAGATAAGAATGAGGTACGTCGCGCTTACAATCGAAGTGACTATCTTGAGCAACGACGACCGATGATGCAGTGGTGGGCTGATTTTGTTAAAGCAGCAGATAGCGGCAGTATCGTGAATAGTGGGGTTAGGGGAATACGTCTTGTAGGATGAATCCTTTATCAGCACCCATTATGGGTGCTGATAACTCACCTATAGGTAATACGGAATTTTACCCTTTGGTTTTCTTTTTTCTAGTAACCGTATTATCGAAAGCCAATTTGATACTCTCAATATTTCTTGACCAGTTTTTTATAATGGTATCTGCCAATGCATCAGGGCTCATTGTTGATATCCGATATTTTTTACTTTGATTATTAATTTCAAAATTTGACTCTTCGACAAATTTCCATAAGGGGTCAATGAGGTCATTCACCGCAGCTGCTTTACTTTTCCACCCACCTTCAGGTACGGAGTTATTGATCAAATAAACAAGCTTATCTTGAATTATTCGATATACTTCTGATTTACTGTTCCCACCTTGTTTTCCGGCCTTAGCTCTAACATGTGATAATTTTTTTTGGGTACATACAGAAACATGAAACCATGACATACCAATACATCTATCAAATAATTCAGCTGACTTAATGAACGCTTTAATAGCGACACATTCATTCTCCGACATAACTGATTTTGCCCATTGATAAGACATTGAGGCAAAAAATAGATGTGACTTAAACACATCATTAATTAAAAAATCATCCTGAATAAGATGACAAAACGTTTCCCTGAAAATACGTGATTTTAACTGTTTCCAGCATTCCTGAGCTGGATCATATACTTCTGTATATTCTTCTTTTAATTGCTCCACTCCGTCAACAGTACAATATTTATACTCCTTACGAGATGGATCACTGTACAAAATCACACGTGTTCCTACCTTATCAGAATTCCAGAATTGATCTCGCATCTCGCTTAGTTCCTTCTGTATCACGGGATACCTTTCGCTGAGCAGATCAACATATATGTCCCAATCACATTCGACCATATGCCCAGCAAGCCAATCCGATTTTTGACTAATTTCTTCGCAAAACTCAATCGCTGACAACATAAATACACCAAATATCAATTAGTTAAGTGTTGTAAAAAATGTTTTTTTGGTACACGGATTTTTTGCATTGATGCTTGCCGCTAATCTTTCTACAACCAAAATGAACTAATAAGAGGCAATCAAGCATGAATAATCCATCAACCGTTAGGATACTCCGCTTACCTGCTGTTATCCAAAAAACTGGTATGGCACGAGCAACAATCTACGATTGGTTGAACCCCAAATCACCACGTTACGATGCTTCCTTCCCCAAAAAGCGAATGCTCGGAGTGAAATCTGTTGGATGGGTTGAATCAGAGATTGAAGAATGGCTATCGCAACGCAGCAAACTTATTTGAGGATGCTACATGAATTCATACTCAATTGCTGTCATCGGATTGTCGGTAGTCATCCTGCTATTTCCGCTATTAATAGCAGAATAGCCATTTCGCTGAATTATTTATTAAATTAATAGAATGAGAGGTATCTATGTCGTGTGGTCGTCCTTTCCCTGTACATGTCTTCCCGCAGATCATCAGAAATGCGGTTTATGAAGTGGAACAGCATACGCAGGCACCCCAGGCTTTGATTGCTGCATCGGTGTTGGGGGTTATTTCGCTTGCCTGCCAGAACCGGATTGATGTGTGCCGACTGAATAATCTGCGCAGCCCAGTATCACTTTTTTTACTGACACTGGCGGATTCTGGTGAACGCAAAAGCACGGTGGACAAACTGCTAATGAAGCCATTGTATCAACTGGAAGAAGCATGCTTTGAAAAATATACCCAAGATTTAATTATCTGGCGGAATGAGGAAACGACTTTTAACATTGAAAAGAAAGCCCTGATATCAAAACTGAAATCAGATATTCGCCGTAACAAAGATCACTCCACAACGAATGAACGGCTGAAAACGCTGCTGTCGGCGAACCCGAAAGCACCGGTCAGGTTCAGGCAGATATTCAATGATGCCACACCAGCGGCGATAAAAGACTATCTCAGTGGTTGTTGGCGGTCCATCGGGCTTATGTCTGATGAAGCTGGTACCATTTTTAACGGCTATGCGCTGAATGAACTGCCTTTCATCAATAAAATGTGGGATGGCGCAATGTTTACTGTGGAAAGAAAAAGCGAGCCAGATAAATTAATCAAAGACGCCAGAATGACACTGTCGTTGATGGTTCAGCCTGATGTGTTCAAAAAAGGGTATCTGGAGCGTAAAGGCGATACAGCGAAAGGGATCGGATTCTTCGCGCGGTGTTTGATGTGTCAGCCTAGTTCAACACAGGGTTACAGACAAATTACCAGCCCGGTTATATCAAGCGAGCATCTACCGGTATTTCATAAACGATTGATGGAGATCGTTAACGAGAGCATTGTCAGAAATGATGAAAATGCGCGTCAGTGCCTACGTTTCTCTGCAGAAGCCGAAAAGAACTGGATCGAATTTTATAACAAGGTCGAGTCAGAAATGGGGTTGATTGGCTTCCTGTCTGGCTTTAAGGATTACGCCTCTAAAATGGCGGAAAATATGGCAAGGATTGCCGCTCTGCTGCATAAATTTAATGGTGATGAAGGGGATATACCCCTCAGTGCCGTAGAAGCCGCAGTAGAGATAAGCGCCTGGTATGTGGATGAGTATGTGAGAATTTTCTCTAAACCCCAGACGTTGCTGTTGGTTAGTTCAGAAGCAGATGAACTTTATTCGTGGATAAAAGATTATTGCTACCGGTGTGTGGTGCCATATATCAGGAAGACAACCATCTTGCAATATGGTCCGAACCGGTTCAGGAATCGGAGCAAAGCGAATGAGCTTCTCAGTACACTTTATTCGCAAAAGAAAATACGGGCGGAGAAGATAGGGAAAACCATTTTCATACAACCTGTTGATATTCTTATATAACGAACAGAACAAAGATAGGACGCAATAATTGTTTTATTAACCTATCTTCATTACAACTAATTAAAGAGTAACTTTCAATCAGTCATCGTAGGCTGTGGCTACTATTTTTCTAAAATTCAGTGTCGGATAGTTATTATATTGCAATTAACCATGCCTGTATATATATCACTAGTAGGCCATAGCCAGTAATGCGATGACTGTTATCCATCGAGGGGTGAATTATTATGAATATCTACGATAGCGAGTATGGCAGTCATGTTAAATCATACAAAGAAAGGATTATCGATGTTATTACAAAATCTGTTAAAGAACACGGACGTACACTGGCAATACGGGTGGATCTGCATGACCCGGTTATGCTGGATAATGGTGATACTATTTCCTGTATCGCTAATACTGATTCAGGATCTATATCAAGATTTACCAATTCACTGAAAGCCAAACTGGCAGCAGATGAACAGCGCAAGCGTAAAGAAGGTAAACGGGTACACCCGAATACGCTCCGCTATGCGTGGGTGAGGGAATTTACCCAGAATGGTAAGCGTCATTTTCACGTATTTCTGTTTCTGAACAAGGATGCTTACTACCACTTAGGGGATTTCAATCTTGATGAAGATACGTTAAGAACTATGATCACCTCGGCATGGTGCAGCGCATTAAGTATAACTCCCGAAGAGGGACAGCACCTAGTACAGTATCCTTCTAATGGTAAATATACCCTGAATCGTGATGATATTCTTAATGATATTTATCCCGACGATTTACTGAATCGAATTGATTATCTCACCAAAGTGAAAAGCAAGAACTTTGATGACGGTTATAGATCGTTTGGGTGTAGTAATAATTAACTAGCATTAATTAGGGCCCTTATCAGAGAGATAAGGGCTGGCGAGTATTAATAGAAACCATAATGGTTATAGCACCATCATCAGCTGCTTTATCCCTCGTTCAAAGTATCAACAACTTGCTCTAACCATAGTCGGTCACCTTGACACCTTGTGAGATCATCTACTGGAATTACTATTAGCAAATGGTTAAACTCATGCGAAATACGCAGTTTGTTTCGCAACCGCCGTTTCTGTTCTTCAACACTTCCATCCACACGCCTCGAAATAAGAATTAATTTCCGTCCTTTATTTTCGACCAGTTCACGGAAAAGTCCATTAATATGGCTATCATCTTTATTAAATCCAAAACCTACAACAACAATAGCATCAGATTCAGCATAAGCATCAAAAAGACTAACGTATCGTCTTGACATAGTTACTGATGTTAAAGGCTTAAGACCGCTTTGCGTCAGCATGAATGGAACATGAATCTGACGTTGGTCTACGTTATCTGGATTTTCACAAGTAATAACCGCATTTTTATAAGGGTTATAATAGTCGTGTACACTGCCGTTCAGGTGAATAATTTGTGGTAATTCTATATTCATACCACGGAAAACCTCTGCCAGAAGGCTGTTATAATTAGCCGTACCAATGGCTGAAATTGTTAGATCACCATCAAATGTAGCTAAGTCATGATAATAGCCATGATCGGGAAGATCTTCGATAGATGGTGCCTGGGAACTAATATAATCGCGTGCGATCTTGAGGAAAATAACCATCCGAGTAAATTTAGCCCATTCTGTGGAAGGTGAGAAGAGATATCGGAAATGGTCATCTATCAATTTCTGGTAGTCGAGTACTGTAGTGAACAGATTCTCTAATACTTTTTGGGCTATAGCACAGAAAAGTGTAAGAGCTGTTGCATCCTCATCAATATTGAAATTTCTATTTTCTTCCAGCAATAGTTCCAAAGCTGTCGAACCAATGCGATTAAACTCCAGACGGAACATACCGGTAATATCATCGAAGATGGGTAAATCATCCGGTGCAGCCTCAAATAACTCTTGGTTTAGGCGTTGAACAAGAGATTGTCCGTGTGCACCGACCAATAATTGTAAAAATGATATGACGTACCTTTTTAAATCATCATTGTTATCTGATTCTCGTACTACGTCCAACATAGCAGAGTAATATTCAGACTCGAATAACCTAACATCTCTGGCTAGTAACTCGTTAAGACGAATATCATGTGTATACAGACGCTCACCAATGACATGTCCTGTTAACTCTGAAAATAAATTTTCTAATATGGCCTTATCAATTCCTAGAGTTAATAGGGCATCATCACACTCTTGATCAAAACGATTTAGACGGCGAATTATTTCTTCACGTTTATATTCGATAGATGATTCAATAATACTGGAAAACTCGTTACGTCCAAAAGCATAAATGCTTTTATCAGCATACCCCTGAGGTAGCCAATCATTGGCGTAAGGTGAGCGTGAATCCACTAATCGCAGTTGTTGGCGGAGCTCAGTTTTATACTGACTTGGATCTTGTCTAAAAAGATCAATGGCAAATTTGCCTCCACTTGGTAAACCATAACCAATTTCTGCACCAGCACCAAAAAAAAATCCTAAATTCATAGCCATCACCTACTTATTTAAGTTAACTAGTGGAACCGCTTATCAGTATATAAAAACATTCTTTATAACTCTGGCCTTTCAATTTATAAAAGGCCATTTTATATTCAATTTATCTTAGGATCTTAATAGTCATTGGCAAGCCCACTACTGAATAACGTTTCCGCATTTTCAGCTACAGCTATAGCATTTCGTACATCCTGCCGTTTCAAATCTAACACCCGTAATTGGTGATGCTGCCAACTTACTGATTTAGTGTATGATGGTGTTTTTGAGGTGCTCCAGTGGCTTCTGTTTCTATCAGCTGTCCCTCCTG